GCGGTTTCGTCAGAAAATATAAATATTAACGAAAGGATAAGTCCAATGGCCCTTTTCAGTAACCCCGTAACACTGTCTGATGATGGCGGTACTACTACCGACCGTGTTTTCTCTTATTTGCATCAGGACACGTCAGATCCCAAAAGTATTACTGGTATCTGGCAGGAAGACGCCGCCGATCCGGAGGCAGCTTCCCAACTGATCGTCAAACACGACCAGCGCACCCTGAGCAAAGGTTTCAGACGTGACCTTCTGTCACGTCGTGTCAACAAGCATCCTGCTTCTGACACCGAAACCGACGACCTGCAGCCTCTGACGGTTAACATCACCATCACTGGCGATCGGCGTTTTTCTGCCGATGAAATACAGGAAGAGTTTAACTTAACGGTTGATGCGACACAAGAAACTGGGTTCATTTCCGGTCTCCGTGCAGGCAAAATCTAGCCATGCCTGCTGTCACTGTTTTTATAAAAGTGATGAAGTCGCTGCTAGAGCTTACTAACCCTAACAATGCCGTCTTGGACAGAATGATGTACGGGGAGGCCGTTGGCTGGAGGGTAAGATGCCCGAAAAAGAGCACCAACCCGGAAGAGCCAACAAGTCCGCTTATGGAAGCGGCGCACCAGCAGTCGGAGTTGCAAACCGACGAAAGCACTTTAAACCAAGTAAGTCGCGATCTGAGCGTTCACTATTGCTCAAAGCGGCCCAATCGGAATGCCAGAGTCCTCCGCAGTTTAATACTGTGGCTGACTATGTTTTGGCTATGCTTGCTGATGCTAGGGACCACCAACCTGAATATGGATACGCTGACTATTGTCGAGACTGTAATACCTTTTCTCGACGGTTTGCTGCAGAAGGTATTCGGTTTGCTACCGAATGCCTACCTGACTTCTTCGATGCTCTTTTGAGCTACTTAGAGTCAGGCAAATCGGTCTACCCTGGGTTTAAAACACCCAAGAGCCAACAACACCCAAGTTTTTTGCAAGGGCTAGTTGGACCGATATATGCAGATCCATGTTCCAGCAAAGCAGTAAAAAACATAGGCCTGCTTTACCAGGTTTGTGTTGCCTTCAAGAAACTAGAAGGTACTGCTAAAGAAAGCGTACTTCGCGAGCAGCTCGCGGACTTTGTTCAGACCGATATTGATCTATCTGATATCGACTGGTCGCAGGAATCTGCGAGGGACATTGCGCGCGACGCCAGGAAAATCATTGGCGAAGTGCTGAAAGGGTTAGATCCCTTCGATCCTGAGCAGGCAGCGGACTTCCGTCCAAGGCCTGGCCCCGGAGCAACGAATACTCCCACAAAGCATGCCCATCGATTTCGTCCATGGGTATGGTATGACGAGCTTATGTCCGTTTTCAATCCGGATGAGTGGTTTAGTCCTCCTTTTGCGCCACCTCATGTAGAGGATAGGTGCTGGGGGCAAAATTACCCGCGGTTTACCCGTATAAGCAGACGAAAACAAAAGCGTGAACTTAAATACTTCCACGCTGACCAAAAGCCCACGTCACGATATAAACTTGTTCCAAAAACGTTTAAAAAGTGGCGGGGGATTTGCATTGAGGAGAATGAGGTACAGTGGCACCAGCAAGGCCTGAGACGCGGTTTATATAAACGCATTCAGAGCCACCCGATTACAAGAGGGTTTGTGAATTTTTCGTCACAGCTGGTCAACCGTGCACTTGCTCTTGCAGGATCTAGGTACCAAAAGTGGGCGACGATTGATATGTCGTCCGCCTCGGACCGAATTCTGCGTAAGCTTGTGCGTTATCTGTACGGTGAGAACAAGTCGCTCCTTATGGCGATAGAAGCTTGCTCTACAGTAACGGTTGTGCTCCCAAAGGTGAAGGGCTTTAAATTCATTGAAGAAATGCCCATAAAGAAAATCGCACCGATGGGTTCCGCTATCTGTTTCCCGATTATGGCCCTAGTTCATTTCGCATTAATAAAGGCCATTCTCAATCGCTCCTCGATCGCACGTGTTAACTCCCGAAGTGTATACGTTTATGGCGACGACATTATCGTCAACAGACAATGTGTACAGGCTATTGAAGACTACCTGCCTCTGTTCGGTATGAAAATAAAC